CGTGTACTAGGCGCTTCTGAAAAGAAGAAATTGTCGTGGCCGGCTCATTCGAGCGCTTTGTTTAACGTCTTGCCATGACGGTTAAGTCGGGATTGAAGACCTCCCGCAAATCGCGGCGTTGCCGTGTCTCCCGCCGATTGATGACTGGTACAGTCAATCGGGCGGTTAACTCCTGGTGCCGTCTTTTCTCTCATTGTCCCTTTTCTTTTGAGCCGCAGTCTTCGGATTGTGCTGGGCTGATGAAGGAGGTGAAAGCTTTTCTTGGCCGTGATCTTCCTCTGGAGACAGAGGAGTCTATCATGGCCTTTCGGTCTATTAAAAAGCTTTTGCCTTCTGCCTGTCAATGCCTGGAAAAAGGGATGCTTGAACAGTTGATGGAGTCCATGCTCAGGGACCCCATCAAGCTTCCTGAAGGTTACTTGGCCTTTGCTCGGAAGCTTGCGGGGGAGCTGTTTCCGGTAGGGTGGGATGACACCTATCGGTCTCATTGTTTAACTACAGCTCCCCCCCTCTCGGCTTGTGCGGAGCGTGCTGTTGCGGATGGTGGCTGTCTCGAGGATTCACCTCTTGATCAGGCCTCATTCCTGGACGCTGTGATGCAGGGCCGTTTGGGGAGCGACCGGGCTATGGCGGTCCTCGGTGTTGTGCAGTCGGCTGGTAAGCCAAGGCCTTTAGCGTCCTTTTCGTCGGACACTATTGTGTTAAAGCCGCTACACAAGGCAATTTATGATTGCCTTTCGCGTCGTAAGTGGCTCCTCAGGGGGGAGCTTACGAACCACCGTTTGGCCGAGGCCGGTTTTGTCGAAGGGGGCGGTAGTCTTGTTTCCGGTGACTACCGCTCGGCGACCGACAATCTTCCGATCGTCGTGGCGGAGGCTGTCCTGGACGTTGCTGTTTCGAATGCAACTCGTGTTCCAGGGGCCATAGGGGATTATGCTAAGCGCGTTCTGCGACCGTTTATTTTTCAGGTTCGTTACGATTACCTGAACAATACTGGTGACTGTCCAGCAGATCACCAGTCAAATGCAGATTTTCAAATGCGCGCTTCTCAGCAGATGGGTTCTCTGCTGTCCTTCCCTTTGCTCTGTGCTCAGAATTACATCGCTTTCCGTTGGGCTTGCTTCAAGACTCGTACCCGGTCTAGGAACATCCCAATTTTAATTAATGGCGATGATATTTTGTTTCAGTCAAGTGAGAGCTTTGCCGCTTCGTGGATGGAGACTGTGTCGGAGGTGGGGCTTGAGGTTGAACGTACCAAGACTTCAATTTCTCAAGAGTTTGGCTCGCTCAATTCGACCTTGGTTCGTTGGTCGAATGGGCGTCTTAAAGTGGTGCCTACTCTCAGATTTGGTATGCTTCGTCAACCCGAGTTTCCTCACAACCTCTCAAAGGTCTTCCGTGACTTTGTTTCTGCTGCTCCCCGTAAGGGAGGTGTTAGGTTTATCGCCGC